CGAGGTCGAGGAAGCACCGGCGTTGGTCTGGGTGAACGTCAGCGCCTGGGTGCCGGCGTCCAGGAAGGACAGGAAGGTCACTGCGGTGCCCTTGGTCAGCGGGACGCTGACACCGGAAGCACTGTAGATCGTGTTGAACACACGACCGAGTCCGTCTGCGGACATTTTTCCTTCTCTCTACAGGGGGTTTGAATGCCCTGCTGATGGCCCCGGGGAGGGGGTTTCAATGCCCTCCCCGGGGTTGGAATTACGGCCGCGCGTCGAGGGTGACGAACGGGCTGAGGGTGGGGCCGCCGTTGCGCGGGGTGAGCGCGCTCTGGAGCCACGGGCGGCCGTCGAGACGCTCGACGAACTTGAAGCTCGTCTCACCGTTCTGGAAGCGGAAGTGCTCCGAGGACGCGACGGTCATGGCCTGGCGGTCGCCCACCAGGTAGTAGGAGAAGTCGATGAAGTTGATGTCACCCTGGGCGCCCAGGGCGGGCACCTTCTCCGAGATGATGACAGGCCGGCCGAGGATCGTGGCCGGAGGACCGCCTACGCCGCTCGCCAGCCACACCGCAGAGCCGCCGGTACCGACCGACAGCGCCATCGTGGCCAGCTCCGGGAAGGTGTCGGGGGAGACGACCCAGACGGCGCTGGAGAGGGACTGCGGGAGCATCCGGGCGTACATCTTGACGATGTTCTCCCAGACGAGGCTGGCGGTCGGCTGACCGACCTCCTTGGCGACGGAGACCCGCGCGGCGTTGCCGGTGGTGTTGATGCCCAGAGGCTGGCCGGCGCCGTTCCCGGAGAGGAAGGCGACGTCCGCGAAGTACGCGAGGGCCTGCGGGAAGGTGGAGCGGATGAACGCCTCGAACGAGACCGCCGAGTCGGCGATCAGCTCGTTGGGGACGTTGGCGAACGCCGTCAGCTTCCAGGCTTCCAGCGCGAGGCGGCCGAAGGTGGCCGCGACGTCGGTCATCTGACCGGACTCGGGAGTCCAGTAGCCCTGCACGCCACCGAAGACGTTCGTCGCGTGCGACGTGTCGTCGATGTACGGGTAGATGACCCGCGAGGTCTCCATGGGGACGATCCGGGCCCGGGGGCGGACGACGGAAGCTTCCAGGGAGAGGGAGAGCAGCTCGGCGCGGAACGCCTCGGGGACGAGGAATCCACCGGAAGCCGGCTCGCCCGAGGACGCGGCGGCGTTCTTGAGGTTCTCGCGCTTGGCGGCCAGTTCGGCCGTCATGTACGCCTTGGGGCTGATGTCGATGAGGAACTGGGCGAGGGTGTCGCCGTACTCCTCGGCCTTGAACTTGGCGCCGAGCGCCTTGGGGGCGTAGTGGCTCTTGGCGTTGGTGGTGACCGCGTCGACTCCACCGCGCTTGAGGGCTTCGAGGCCCTTGACGTTCTCGTTCTCGCGCAGGTAGTTGGCGAGGACTTCCTGGGTCTGCTCCTTGAGCTGCTGCTGCAGACCGGCGTCAGCCGTCACGACGTGCTTGGCGTACGCCTTGACGACGTCGTTGAACTGACCCTCCTGCATCAGGTTCTGGACCTTGGCGCCGTCACCAAGCAGCTCTTCGAGCCCTGCCTGGTCCGACGGGATCGTGATCTTAGGCACGGATTCCCTCCTTGAGAGAGCTCTTGAAGGCTGCGAAGTCCCAGGTGAAGGGCTCGTCCTTCTTCTCGTCCGGCACCACGGTGGCGACGGGCGTGACTACCGGCGTCTCGGCCGGTGGCTTGAGGGCCGGTGCGGGAGCGTTGTCCCTGCCGGCGTGGTTGTACATCGACAGGTCGAAGCCGTCGCTGGAGCGGGTCTTGCCTTCGGCCTCATCGGCCAGGCCGGCATCCAGGGCCTCCTGGGCGTTGAACCAGGTCTCTTCGCGCATCAGGTTCCGCCAGGTCTCGACGTCACCTCCGGCGCGGTCGGCGTAGACCGAAGCGATGTTGGCGCTGGTGCGGTCCAGGAGGTCGGCGAGCTTGCGCATGTCGGCGGAGTTGCCGACAGCGGCCGACCAGCCCTCGTGGATCATCAGGGTGGCCTTGGGGGCCATGACGACCTTGTCGGCACCCATCGCGATCACCGAAGCGATCGAGGCGGCCACCCCGTCGATGTGGACGGTCGTGGGCTCCTTGCGGTTCTTCAGCGCCTGGTAGATCGCCAGGCCGTCGAAGACGTCCCCGCCGGGAGAGTTCAGGTGCACCGCGAGGTCGCCCTGGATGTCCCGGAGTTCGCCCAGGAAGCTCCCGGCCGACACGCCGAAGCCGCCGATCTCGTCGTAGATGTACACCTCGGACGGGCCGGACGCCTTGTTGTCGATCCGGTACCAGTCGCCCCGGGCTCGGGCCTTCGGCTTGCGCGGAGTCCAGTCGGCCATGCCGCCCCAGCTCTCCGGGAGCATGTCCTCAGCGCCCAGGGCGTGGGCACGCTTGCGGATGTGGGCCTTCGCGGCGTCGGGGTTGCCGGCGCGGCCGATCGCCTGGATGGCGTTGCCCAGGTCGTCCTTGGTGACGATCGGGAAACTGCCGTCGGGCATGGCCTCGCCGCTCTTCGCGAGCCGCTGGCGCTCCTCGGTGGAGAAGTCCCGGTTCAGGAAGTCCCAGTCGAGATAGTCCTTCATGCGTTGTTCGCCTCCCTTACGGGACTCGGTGGTGCTTCAGGCTGGTTGGGGTCGTTGGAGCCGTCCCCCTGAGACGGCCGCCCGAAGCCCGACGTCGTAGGTGCCGGCCGCTCCCACTGCATCTCGGGGAGGCCCACCACCTCTGCGGCGTCCTTGCCGTCGACTCCGGCCTCGGTGAGCAGCTTGAACGCCTGCGCCTTGGTGATGCGGTCCTTGGAGTCGGCCTCGCGGTCCTCGGGTACCGGGTCGTCGAAGTCGAACTCGACTCCCTTGCCGGTCGAACCGAACATCGGGAGGAGCTGGTTGTTCCAGGCCGACCGGAACCGGCACGCCCGGGGGCGGACGAGGTAGCGGCCGTACATCCGCTCGTTGGCGTCGGCGACGGCTTTGTTGACGTCTTCGGTGGCGCCGGTCATGCCCTTGGGGTAGCCGAACGCCTCAAGGATGTCGGTGCGGGACAGGTCGGCCAGCTCGGGGAACGCCATGTCCTTCATCGTGTACTTGCGGTCGATCCACTTGCCCTGCTCCAGGATCGCCACCCGGTGGGCGTTGGCCACACCCCGGTGCTGTTCCCGCCAGCGGGTCTCCAGCTCGCGGAACTCGTCGTCGTCGAGACGGTCCTCGATCTCGATGATCCCGCCGGGCTCCGCCGAGTTCAGGAAGAAGTTCCGGTTGTACTCGGAGGCCAGGCGGTTGGCGTCCAGTTTGATGGACAGCGCCTGCACCGGGCCGAGGCCCCGGTAGATGTCGAGGGGGTTGGGCCGGCGGACGTGGATGACGTCCTGCTTGCGCAGCGGGACGGTCTCGCCGTCGGGCCCGACGTAGATGTAGCCCGTCAGGACGTCGTCACGGTCTGTGATGATCAGGACCCGGTCGGGGCGCATCGGCCACAGGTGCAGCGGACCGGCCGAACGGATCGAGCCGTACTCGGCGACCGCCCACCACTCGCCGGCCGTCTCGAAGTGCTGATCGAGGGTCTCGACGAACTCGAAGGTGTCCATCAGCGGGTTGGGGTTCGCCAGGAGCGTTACGGCGGCGTGCCGCACCACCTCGGTGCGGTTCTCGACCTCGCGGTACACCCGCCGGCCGTCGGTGTTGGTCCGGTACAGGTGCCACGGGAGTTCGCCCATGCTCTCGGCGAGCCGGCTGACGATCCCGAACAGCGTCGAAACCTCGCCGTACTGCTCCATGCCGCGCTGCATCTTCTGGGCGCTGGTCGAACGGCCCGACAACACCGAGAAGACACCCTCGCGGGAGTCGTAGCGGGTCGAGAAGGGAACCGGTGAGCGGTTCTGGAACGTCGCGGCGATGTTGCCGACCAGACTCACCCGCGCCTCCCCTTCTGCCGGTCCTGCTCGTGCGACCACAGCAGCAGCCATCCGAGCAGTCCGCCGACCGCAAAGCCGAGCGGAGCGTACGCCAGCCACACACCGTATGCGACCAGGATAGCGCATACCACGGAAATCGCAAGAGTCAAGGCCTTTGCGCCTGCGCTTCGAAGGTTTTTGAGGGCGACTTGCCTGCCATTCTTCGACTTCCGCCACCAGGCTACCATACCGGCGCGGCGCTGCTTCCACTTCGGGAGCGGGGTCAGGTCATCAGACACGTTCGGCTCCTCAGTAGCTGATCGTACGGATGCGGGGGCGGGACTTCAGGTCACGCTGGGCTACCATATATCGCATAGCGTCACAGCCGTGATCATTCTCCTTCACCGGGTGCTCCTTCGGGGGCTTGCCGTTGTTCTGGGCCTGCGAGGTTCCACGATCCCAGATGTACCCGACGATCTCCTCCTCGGTGCAGGTCGGCTTCTTGGCGTCGGACAGCGCCTGGTCCCGCTTGATCAGGGCGTCGCGGCAGATGTACAGCCTCGGCCGGCCGTCGGCATCGGAGGGCTTCAGGCGGGCCTTGACGGCCTGGATTCCGTCCTCCACCGACTTCTTGGCGGCGGTCGTCGACATCCCCAGCTCGCGCTCCAGAACCGCCCGGCCCTCGGCGTCGTGGTCGCAGATGATCTGCCTCGGTCGCGGCTCGTGCTTGAGGTTCATGGCCTCCTTGATCTTCGGCGCCATCTCGTCGACCGTCGTCTTTGTCGCGTACAGCTCTTTGTACAGGTACAGCCGGCCGTCCTCGTCCTCCGCCCAGAACTGCACGACCATCGGGTTGGTGTAGCCGAAGTCGACCGTGATGTACCGGGTCCACGAGATGGGCGGCCGGCCGATCCGCTTGTGCAGGTGCAGCTCCGGGTCGAACTCCTCGTACACCAGGCCCTCAGCGGCGCACCAGATGCCCTTGCGGAGCCGCTGGTACCGGACCCCCGACAAGGCGTCCAGCTTGGACATGTAGGCCCGCCCGGGCTCGGTCAGCTCCCCCGTTCGGGGATTGAACAGCGTCGGGTTGTCCTCGTGCCGGCTGCGGATCATCAGGGTCTTCTTGAGGTCGCAGCGGATCTTCAGCCAGTGCGTGGGCATGTCGGGGTTGGCGTCCGCCATGAGCTGCTGGAACGACACCTTGCCGTTGCGCAGCCGGGTCGTGATCGCCTCCCAGTCGGTCTCGGTCAGCTCGGTGGCCTCCTGGACGTACACGCAGTCGTACTCCGAGGACATGATCTTCATGGACTTGTCCATGCCGCCCACCACGATCACAGAGCCGTTCCGGTACTTGTAGCAGGCCGCCTCCTTCGGAGAACCACCGAACCACTTGATCTCACCGTGCTCCAGATGCTCTTTCGCCACATGCTGTTCGAAGGTCACCAAGGCCGTCGACCCCAGAGAAGCAAGGGTTTTCCGGCAGATCAACCCGCGCATCCCAGGATTCAGCAGAGCCATCGCGTGCAGCTTCTCCAGACACGCCCTCGACTTCCCCGTCCCCGCCGGTCCAGCGAACAACACCTCCGGACCCCGGTACCGGAACAACTCTACGCACGTACCGTGCGGCTGGTACGAATGCACCGGACCGTGAATCCCCGGCCGGGCACGAGGAGGCTTCGGCGCCGGCTTGTGCTTCTCCACCGCCTCCGTCACCTGCTCGTCCAGAACGGCCGCATCCACCTTCAGCTCTCCGACCACCGGCTTCTTACGCCGATGCCGACCGCACGCACAATCCGGGGCGCACTTCTTGCCGGTCACTGAAGATCCTCCAGATCCACCGCGACCACCTGATACGTTACGGCCGCCGTATTCACCTGCACCTGGGTGCGCGCCGGCAAATCGCCCAGCTCCTCCGCCACCGCCTTCAAAATAGAAATCAGCACCTCCTGAGAACGCGCCGACTGGCCGGACGCCATCTTCTCCGCCGCAACCTGATACTCCCGGATACGGTCCAGCTTCTTCGCCACCCACAACCCGGCATACTCATCCGCCAGATTGTTCCGCACCTCCTCGATCTCCAGCGAATACTTCCGCTTGAAAGCAGAAATCGACTGACGCGAACACCCGTAGATATCCGCCAGCTCCTGGCCGTTCTTCTCGCCCAGAGCGAAATCCCGGATCAGCCGGTGCGCCACCCACCCCCGCTCCAGATGACCCTTCACCGCCGGCCCCGCGTTCCTCGGATCCAGCTCGGCCTCCAGCTCCGAGCCGTCACCCGCATCCTTGCGAACCACCACGTCAGGCATCCCGGTTCTCCTCGTACACCTCGATGGACTCCGCGAACTTGCGGACCAACCCGACTGACAGGACCCGCTCCGGCCACCTACGCTCGATAACCGCCGCCGCCTCACGCAGCAGATCCCGATCCTCGTAC